GAAGACAACAGCTAAGCCAACCCCAGCACCAAAGATGAAGATGACTCCACAAGATGCAGCAATGCTTAAGATTCTCAAGAAGAAATACGGCGCAGACGTATACAAAGGATAAGGACAATAAGTGTTAACACCAAAAGAAGTAAACGATAAGTTAGGTCGCTTGCAGACCAAATACGCTGCACGCGATCAGCGTATGCGTGATGTTCTTTCGGTGCGTCAAGGAGATCTATCAAAGGTCTATCCTTCGATGTTCTCCGAGGACTACCCAAAGCCATTAGTTGCCAACTTTATTGACGTGGCAGCACGTGACTTAGCAGAAGCGATGGCACCACTGCCTTCCTTTAACTGCTCAGCTACAAATATGGTGTCAGACTCTGCACGTAAAGCCGCAGATACTAGAACCCGCATTGCAAACTTTTATGTTTCATTATCTGAACTACAACTTCAGATGTACGAAGGTGCTGACTGGTATAACACCTACGGTATGGTCGCAGGTATGGTGGAGATGGATTATGACTCCAACAACCCACGTATCCGCATACTTAATCCGTGGGGTCTATACCCAGAGATGGACCGCTTTGGTCGCATAATCTCTACTACTCAGGTCCTACAAACTGATACTGAAACACTATGTGCTCAGTACCCAGAGTTTGCCGATGCAATCTTAGGTAAGAACAATTACCAACCAGGTAGCCCATACATAACAATGGTGCGCTACCACGATAAGGACCAAGACCTTATCTACTTACCAGAGCGTAAGAACTTAACATTAGTACGTACACCTAACCAATTGGGTAAGTGTATGGTTGTTGCAGCTCAACGTCCTTCTCTTGACGGTCAAGCACGTGGTCAATATGACGATGTGTTGGCAGTCCAACTCGCTCGTGCTCGCTTTGCAATTCTCCAGATTCAGGCCGCAGAAAAATCTATCCAAGCACCTATTGCTATTCCACAAGATGTGCAAGAACTTGCTCTTGGTCCAGATTCAATTATGCGTTCATCTCAGCCACAGAACATCCGTCGTGTAGGTTTAGATCTACCACCAGGAGTCTTTACAGAGTCAGGAGTGCTAGAGCGTGAACTACGGCTTGGCGCTCGTTACCCTGAAACCAGATCCGGAAATACCAGTGCAAGTGTTATTACTGGTCGTGGCGTACAGGAACTGCAAGCTGGTTTTGATACTCAAATCAAATCAGCACAATCACAGTTTGCTCGAATGTTCGCTGATCTTATTGGGCTCTGTTTTGAAGTAGACGAGAAGCTGTTTACTAATGTACAGAAGACAATCAAGGGTTCTGAAGATGGAACACCTTATGTACTCAAGTACACACCTGGTCGTGACATTAAGGGCGAGTACGGCGTAGATGTTCGTTACGGCATTATGTCTGGTATGGACCCATCACGTGCAATCATTGCATTGCTACAGATGCGTTCCGACAAGTTGGTATCACGCGACTACGTTCGTCGTGAAATCCCAATGGACTTGAATGTCTCGCAGGAGGAACAACGTGTTGATATTGAAGAAATGCGTGATGCTCTTCGTGTCTCAGTGGCACAGTACGCACAAGCTATCCCAGCGCTTGCGGCGCAAGGACAAGACCCTTCACTTATCGTCTCGCGTATTGCAGAAGTTATTAAGGGTCGTCAAAAGGGTATGGCACTAGAGACAATCGTAGAAAAAGCATTTGCACCAGAACCACCACCAGAGGCACCAATGATGCCAGGTGGACCCGAACTTCCAGCAGCAGGTGCGGCCACCGCTCCTGCCTCGCAGCAACCTCCACAAGAACAAGCTGGTATGGCCCCTGCTGCTGGTCAAAAACCCGATATAGCACAACTACTCGCCGGACTAACCGGCGGTGCAGCATAACCGAAGGAGGTGCAAATATGAACAAGGGATCACAGGCTAAGGCTTCAATGCAAAAGCCAACTGAAGGCAAGAAGGATACTTCAAAGCCAAAGGGCGGAAAAGTTGACTTCGGTTATGCCGGAACAGCTCGCAAAGGCAAGAAGGCTTAATTACTACTGAAAGGTGTACAGGGTGTTGAACGATAACGATAGGATTCCACGCCCTGTACGCCGGACAGACTTTGCAGTAATTATTATTGGGTTCTTCTACAACCTAACACAATGCGTAGAAACATTAATGTCAGAGATTTATGAACTTTCGATTTACCACGCCAATCAGAAAACCAAAGTCAATAAGGCTTGGGAAGATATGGCACAAGATTTAGAGACGTTAGAGGAGGACAAATGACAACTGCACCAATGAACCCAAAAGCAGGTGTATCAGGTCCTGGTAAGTACTCAGTTCGTACAGATAAATTAGAATTAGGTTCAACAGCCTACGGCGAAGGCAAAGCAACACAGGAAATTAAGTCTGGCGCACCACTTGCGAAGACTGCAGATACTCGCCCATCAGTAACTCCACTTTATGCACCATCAGAACGCCCAGATGAGCCTGTAACCGCAGGAATTGACCAAGGCGCAGGTGTTGGATCAGATGCTTTGATGGTTAATCAACCAGCAGATTACACAAATTTTAACGCTAACATTCAATCTTACACTCCGGTACTTTCATACATTGCATCTTTGCAAAACACATCACCTGAAACACGTCGAGCAATTAGACAACTAAGGGATTCTTTGTGAGCGTATGGAACAGAATTGGTGATGTAGCTTCAACTGCTGCTAAAAACGCATTTAAGTTTGGCGAAGAAGTAGTAGGAGCAGGCACTGGAGTCGCACGCTTTGCGTGGGATGTAGGCACTGCGCCTTGGAATGACCAAGCACAGTACAACGGCTTTATTCAACCATTCAAAACAGCTGCCGCAAAAGAAGGCGGCAACATAGTCAAGCCATTCTCATCTGCAGGTGGCGCAATTATGAAGGTTCCAGGTGTAGCACCAGCGCTTGAGCGCATTAACTACATCAACCGTGAGTACATTCGTGAACCATTAACTACATACAACCTAGTTCTTGGTGACATTACATCAGGTCGTGAAGATCTTACAGCTATATTTGACCCTAACGTATACAGAAAAGCATACAAAGGTGCTCAGGAAATTTCATTTGGTCAAGCAGCAGTATCTGCTATTCGCAATGTCTACGACCCAAAGTTCAATGTCTACGATCCTAAGCAACGTGAAGCAGCATTTAAGAGAAGCGCTTGGGGCAAAGCCCTATCAGGTGGTCTTGATCTTAGCATTCAACTAGTCGGAGACGTAACTCTTGCAGCTGGTAAGGCCGCTAAGGTACTTAAGGCTTCAGAACTTGGCGTTGGTAAGTTAAATAACGCAGATGCTGTAGCAAAAGCAGCAGAAGATATTACAAAGGCACAATACGGTGAAGTAAACCGTATGACTAGAGTATTAGATGACTTTACTGCTAACGATTCTGCCTACGCTATCAGCCATCCAATGGTTAAGTCTTCATCTAACCCAGGATTGCTAGCGCATTTGCTAGGAGATTCTGTAGATCGTGATGAAACAGCGCTTATCTTGCGCTCTGCTATGTCAGATCCTGCAGCTATGGACGAGCTACGTCTACAACGTCGCTACATTACTGACGCATTAGAGACTGCTCGTGGCGATCTGTCATCTGTTGACGAGTATAAGTTGTTTGCAGCCCCTGATGGTTCTGGAATGCTTCCATTCCTTAATGATAATCCAGCAGTTACAGAAGATGCTCTTGCTAACTACGCATCACTTGCAGAAAACGACAAGTACTTTGCAAAGTTGATGGAGATTGGTCAGGGCGGTGGCGCACTAACACGCACAACTGGAACTGGCCTACAGGGAATTGAGAACTTTGTAGCAGAAAGTCGTGCAACTAAGTTCTATGACAAGGTTAATGGCAACCCTCGTGTAGAGGTTTTCCAGCCAACACCTTTCCACCGCCTATATCAGAAGATATCTTGGGCGCAGGGCGAAAAGCCTGCAGGTTTAATTGACTTCAACGATGCAGATTCTTACCGTGAAGTGATTGCAACTACTAACCAGTTGGATTCAATTCTTAATTTAGATCCTGCAGAAAGCAAGTCTATTCTAGATTCATATATCGCTGCGCGTACACCTGAAGAGCGTATGATCGCAGCCATCAATCTTGAAGGCAATGCTTTGCGTCGTATTGCAGCTAAGTACGATATTGACGAAGACCTTGCTAACCAGATCTACAATAACTACAACGGTGCTCGTACATCTGCCCTTAAGTCCATTAAGGATAAGGGCTTTATGGTTGATCTTGACGGCTCTATCCTCAAGATCCCACAACTAGAATCTCAGACAGCAGACTTCCTACCAATTATGGATTTCCAGTTAATGGATAACCTGCTTCGTCGCAGAAGTTCTGAACTACGCGGTGTAGTTGGAGCAGGTAAGGATAGTTTCTTTACAGTAGCTGATGTATTGCAGGATGCCTTTAAGGCTGGAGCATTGC